CAAGCTGGCTATGAGTATTCATGGGTCATGACATCAGACTCTAAAGCTGATGACTCTAGTCAACCAGAGATAGAACCAGAGACAACCAAGCAAGAGACAAAGGAAGACTGAGGTAGACTGAGGTCTGACCTTAGTGTGACCTTGGTGTGACGTCCCCATTCTGTCTTTAAAGAAATAGACCCTATCCAGACAAATGTCACAAAAGTCAAACTAATGTCTATCGATTGACCCAAGATAACTACAGATAAATAATCTGTGGTTGCGGTAAGTCATTGATAGCAAATGATATACCTAATCAATGTCTAATGAATGTCTGAATTTGGTACCATAGTCATCCATTCGACCCCCGATGCCCAAAGCAAATCAATGGATTTCAAAATGCCGTTAAAGAGTTGTCGTTGTTGTTGTTGTTAGACCTTCTTCAGTAACTCCCTCAGCCACACAAAAAGAACCACCTTAGAATAAGGAACCTTCGTCATGGGTTTAGAATCCGGAACCTACATCGGCGCACTGAATGCGTCGAACCCAGCTGCCACCGATGGCCTAGGTCAAGCCGACAATCACATACGCCTGATCAAGTCGACCATTAAGAACACCTTCCCGAACATCAATGGTACCGTCAGTTCATCTCCAGCTGACCTCAATAAGCTTGATACCTACAGCGGTAACACGGATGACCTCAACCTACTCAGTGGTAACGCAGCAGCCGGTGTCACAAGTACTCACGTCGGACACCTAAATGGCGTCTCAAGTAACATACAGACACAGCTCAATGCCATTACGTCTGATGTCACAACTCTGACAGCCAGTGTAGCAGCTGCTGTCCCTAGTGGTATGATCATGATGTGGTCAGGTGCGTCTAATGCAATCCCCAGTGGCTATGTGTTGTGTGATGGTAACAACAGTACCCCAGACCTACGCGACAGGTTCGTCGTGGGTGCCGGTAGCACGTATGCCGTAGGAGCAACCGGTGGTTCCGCTAGTGTCACCCTGACAACAGCTCAACTACCAGCTCACACTCACTCGTACACAGATAGTTATGTCTTACAGCAATCATTGCCGTCTGGTGGTATCGATATTGATTTCAACAGTACAACTTGGAATCCTAATGGCTTACAGAATAAGACAACCGGATCTACTGGTAGTGGCAGCTCGCACGAAAACAGACCACCATACTATTCTCTCTGCTACGTCATGAAGACTTAATGATCACACGGACACCTCATATCTATGCCTAATTTACCTATCAGAAACCTAGGTGCCGTAGGCGTATTGACAGATCCGGATGCATTCAACTTACCTATCAATGCATTCACCAGAGCTAAGAACGTCAGGTTCGACCAAGGCGACGTCGTCAGATCGCCATGCTTTAGAGACGTCGAGACAGTCACCGGTTTTAACCCTATCTTTATGACATCGATATTGGACGTCGGTAACTTTGATAAGGTCATTATCGTTGCAGACGACTTTGACATCTATGAGCTGGCAAATGGTAACATATCTCTGGATTATAGCCCCAGTGCCTCTACAGCGACGTCGTCAGTTACATCGACCAGTCTGGCTAATGTCACATACCTCAACAGAAGTGACCTAGCGCCCCACTACAGAACACCGGCGATGTCCAACTTTGCGACACTAGTGAACTGGCCTAGTGGTTTTACTTGCGAGTCCCTCAGATCCTTTGGTGACTTCTTGATTGCCTTGAACACAACCGAGGGTGGCAGTAATTTTCCGTCTAGAGTTCGCTTCAGTAATATAGCTTTAGCAAACAATGCGCCTGACAGCTGGGATGCATCAGACACCACCAAGTCAGCTGGCTTCAATGATTTATCACAGATGGGAACTCCTATCGTCGACGGTGCCACATTAGGTTCCAATTTTATTGTCTACTCTTCTGACCAAGTCTGGCAGATGGAATTCGTAGGCGGTACCTTTATTTTTAACTTTCGTAAGCTTTTCCAAGACAGGGGCATTATCAATCAGAACTGTGTCGTCGAAGTATCCGGTAAACACTACGTATTTGATGCTGACGACATCTATATACACGATGGTCTGTCTGATCAGTCTCTCGTCGATGGTCGTATCAGGGACTACATCTACTCAGGTATAGACACCAGCTCCCTCGATCGATGCTTCGTTCAGTATGATCCAGTACGTCAGGACATCTACTTTAGCTATAAGTCATCTGATGACATGGCTGAGTTTACCAATGGTGACGGATGTAACAGAGCTGCTGTCTATAACATCCAAAGTAACACTTGGTCTTTCATGGATTTACCAAATGTCTTTGCCGGCACAGTTGCTAACATCAACACCGTGGCGACATACGCTACAGTAGCAGCTGGTCTGACCTATGCGACTTCTGGTGGTACTTACGCATCTCAGTCATCTGGTTTTGATCAGCATGCTCTGATGTTATCTCGATCGTCAGCAACAGACGGACTATCGGCACACAATGTCTTTGCTCTTGATGGTATCAATGAGAACACGTCTTTGTCAGGCACGATCAATACAGAAGCTAACAAGCCAATAAAACTGGAGCGCATTGGTATAGACCTCGATCAGGAAGCCCAGCTACCCTTAGCGAGCTACAAGAACATCATTAAGATGGTTCCCCAGTTTTCTACTGTTGCAACAGACAAGACATTCTTGGTGTCTATGGGTGCATCGTCTTTATCATCTGAAGTTCCAGCCTACGAGACTGCTGTCACTCTAGACATGTCTACAGACTACAAGGTCGATAGTAGATCCTCAGGACGATACCTGAGCTACAAAGTTGAGACATCAGACAACAAAGATTTTACAGTCTCAGGTTTTGACTTTGATGTTGTGGCAACCGGTAGGAGATAGTCGTCATGGCAACAAATGAACAAACAGACGTCGTAATATCTGGTTACAACAAAAGGCCGTCTCCGACGACTGAGGAAGCCATAAAGTTGTACCTGTCTTTAGAATTACAGGCGATTGAGAAAACACTTAAGACATTAGAAGAGAGCGCAATACAGGTCGTTGATGCTGCACCGAGTAACCCCAAGAGGGGCATGGTCAGGTACAATGTCTCACCTTGGAACCCCCTAGGAAACGGTTCAGAGGGACTAGTCGTCTACAACGGTACAGCTTGGGTAGACGTATAAAACAACACGATACAGATTGGATTAAAGATGGTTTGGCCTCAAATACTAGGATCTATTGGTGGCGCTCTTATCGCAAGCAAAGGCGCAAGAGATGATCGAGAAGCAATAGCTAAAGCAAACGAGCAGAACAACCAGTACATAAACGCAGCAATGCCGTACATTAAAGACCAGCTAGGGAACGTCACTGGTTTTTATAACGACATGATTAACAAAGGTGCATACCAAGGTGACTTCTATGCTGGCGCTAATGATATGCAGAAGAATGCCATTAACGCTATGTACGGAACAGGCACCAACATCATGAATGCTTCTGGTGGCTTTGCTAACAACACCAATGATCTTTACGGTCAATTCACGAATATGGCTAACCGCCCAGACATGATGGCAGATGCTACGTCATATGCTCAGGAAAACATGTCTCCTATTGTTGAAGCTATGATGAGAGACGATCGAAGAACTCTCGAGGAGCAGACGCTTCCAAGTATCAACATGAAGGCATCAGGAACTGGTAACGTAAACTCCAGTCGCGCCGGTATGGCTGACGCTATTGCACAACGTGCCTTCGATGACCGTCGAGCTGACGTCTCCACTGATGTCTTTAACAGTCTGAGAGACGCACGTCTTGCACAAGGTAACACAGAGTTTGACCAAGGCATTACTGCCCTAAGTAAAGCTGGCAACATGAACAATCAGATGGCTAGCAACTTCGGTACTGGCATGAACATGATGGTCGGAGCTGGTGATAAGCAGAACATGTTTGACCAAGGACAGCTGGATGCTGACAGACAGCAATTCGATTACCTAAACAACTATAACTACAACCTAGGTAAAGACTACATGGGCTTCCTTACAGGTAATAACATAACCGGTAACTATCAGGCCAACATGTACAACCCATCGACAGCTGCCATGAGTGGAGCTATGGCTGGCTACGGTTTTATGAACCCAAACGCTCAACACTTTAATCAATTCTTTGGTGGTCAGGGCGGTCTAACAGGAGGGTTTGTCTGATGAATCCTATGCTTTTATCTACAATGAATTCTCAAGTACCACTATCGCAAGGCTCACCAGTCCTAGCTAATCCAATGCAGCCGACTGCACCAGCTCCTGTTTTACAAGGTGCTACTGGTAACAGACGTATGTCAGCTAGAATACCACAGATGCCAAACAATCGTATCCCTATGGGATCTGAGGGTCTGATGCGTATTGGTGGCGCTGGTCTTGCTGCAAACAATCAGGGCGCACTAGCGACCCTAGGAGCTATGGCAAACCAGTATGGAGCCATACAGGACTACAACCGAGCTGCTGACATGGAAGCGTATCAACAGGAAGTACTTAGAGCTAACGAGGAGGAAGCACGACGACAGCTGGCTCTTAAGATGCAGCAAGATGCTGACAAAAAGAAAGGTCCAATGGCTCCACCTACAGCGGCCTATAGTGAGGCAGCTCTAGCCGCAATCCAAGCAGTTGAAGACAATCTAGCAGACGAAACATGGAACCCATTTACCAAGAATACAGGTTTCTTTGGAAACATCATGCAAGCAATTCCTGGCACTCCAGCGCATGACACTGCTGCTTCTATTAATACCATTGAAGCTGCTATTGGTTTTGACCGCTTGCAAGCTATGAGAGATGCTTCCCCAACAGGTGGTGCATTAGGTCAAGTAAGTGAAATGGAACTTAGACAACTTAACGCATCATTAGGTAGCTTACGACAGTCTTCAAGTAGAGAGCAGTTTGCAGCTAACCTTGCAGCAGTTAAGAAACACTACATGGCAGCTGTAGCAGCAATTAAAGCTCAACAGTATGAATATGCACGAATGAATGGTCTAGAATTACCTGACCAAGGATCATCAAGCGAAGCAGTCACCTTCGACCCTGCCACTGGCAAGTTCAGTGATGAGGATTAGCCATGCAAACAATAAGAACCCCAGATGGTCAGGTCTTTAAGTTTCCTGACACGATGACTCGCGCTGAGATAGCTGAGGCACTCAAGCGTAGATTAGGTAATCAAACAGTACAGCAGCAGTCAAACCCAGCTGGTACTGGCATTACTCGCGCTATAAAACGTGGCGCAGTACAGACAGCAGCTGCTCCGTTTACCATAGCTGCTACAGCTGACGTAAGAGCATTAGGGGACATAGGCAAATCTGAAGATGCTATTCGTTATGATGAGGCAATAAGAGCTGGTGTACCTACGCAAGCATTCGCCAGCAGATCTGCTAACATAAGTGACCCAAAACAAGTAAATGCTATGATGCAGCAATACGGTGTATCACCAGCTGCAAACGTAAATTACCAGCAAGTGGTAGACAAACGATTAGAGCGTCGAGCAGATGCCGCTCAAAACCCAGAGGAATATCTCAAGAGACTGAGTGAGAACTCTGCTACAGCTGGTCGTCTCTTTAAGCTAGCAGATAGTTTTGCTCGATCACCAACGGCTGATGCTTACGCTAAGTCTCTTGCTGAAGCCCCTGATGGTTTTAAAGGCTGGCTATCTACAGTTACTGACGACCCCTTAGGTTTCATGGCTTTCATGGGTGAGACTATAGCTGAAAGCGCTCCACAGATTGGCGCTGGTTTAGCAACATCTGTTGTAACAGGTAGCCCAGCAGCTGGTGCAACGGTCATGTCTTTAGGTGGCTTTAGTCGTGAGTATGCAAACGAGGTCAACAACTTCCTAAGAGAGAACGGTATTGACCTTGCAGATCCTGAGTCAGCCAAAAAGCTTTTCAGCAGTCCAGAACTTATGGATAAAGCTAACGAGCGTGGTGTAACAAGAGGTCTAGTGATTGCAGCAGCTGACTTTGCTGGCCAAGGGCTTGTAGCACAACAGGTCATTCGTAAATCACTGAAACGTCAAGCGGTGGCACAAGGTGGATCAGAAGGAGCTGGTGAAGCCTTAGCAACTAAAGCAGTTGGAGATGTATTTAGTTTTAAAGAAACGATAACAGAAGCGCTAGCTGGTACAGGTTCTACTATTGGGGAAGCAGCTGTAGCTAAAACACTGTTTAACAAAGATGGTAAATTAGCGTCTGCTGATGATCTATCGACGCTTCCTATCTCAGAGAAACTAGCAGCAGCTGACGTAGCTCGTATGCTTGACGAAATATCAAAAGCAAATGGTTACAAGCTAAAGAATGTAGATCCGTCGTCTAACAAAGGTGCAAAGCAAACCTTAGAAGACGCAAGATCGACTAACGTACAGGCCATAAATGACCTTAAAGATGTCTTAAAGAAAAAGCTTGATAAGAAGAACGCACAGAGCCTTGAAGAACTACTGTCTGTCTACACTGAAGCAGCTGCTGGTATTGGAGCTGGTAAAAAGAAAGTCTCACAGAAGGTAACAGTTAGTCAGCTACAAGCTTTAGAAGGATTAGTTGGTGATACAAAAGAAGGCCAACAGCTACTTCAAGAGTTATTAAAATCTAACGTCATTACTGATCTGTTCAAAGATGGAATGAAGGGTGGCATCAGTCAGTTCACTGACCTGTTTAATCCAATATCTCACAATGGCGCTGTCTACGATCCTAAGAGATACTTTAACGTACTTGTCAGTGGTTTCTCTGGTATGACGCTGGGTGTCCCGACTACAGCAGCAATATATAGTAGTGGCCGTATCGTCGACTTCTTTACTGGACGCAGATCCAAAGTTGCTAAGTTTGTTAACAGTAATAAGAAAGCATTAGGTCTACCAGCGCCCGAAGGTACATCCTTAATTGAGCAGAAAGCTAAACAGAAGGCAGATGCTAAAGATCGACGAGCTGCTATAGCTCAGATAGCCACAATCCTAGATGCACCTAAAGCTGGCTTTGTAGAAAACATACTGTTAGGCACCGGACTCGACCGTAGCGGTCTAGAGACTGTCCTAAATGATATGGCGTCTGACTTCGGTAGCAACCCTGACTTTGTTGCTATCCTTGACGACATCCGAAAGAACCTAGATGGCGAAGGTGTTGCATACTTAGACAACCTAAGTGAAATCATACCGGTCATTGGTGCCTACGCTCAGGTGTACAGCCCAGAGCTAGTGACTAACACACCTGACAACCCTCTACTAAAGAGGAGCTTTGATAGTCCCAATGTACAAACAGATATGCCCACTATGGGCGGCGGTGGTTCTCAATTTGGCGAACAACTTACAACACCGGAGAACTACAGAAGAGGCATCCAAGACAACCTCGACTTCGTAAGAGCGCTGCAAGATGGCGCTGGTAAAGACAAGAAGTTATCCAAAGTTGATCGTGGTCGTCTTATTACGTCTCTCGAGAACCTAACGAACAACCTAGGGTCTAACCCAGTCGAGACTGTGCAGACAGAAGTACAGAAGCTGCAAGACCAAGGCGTCAACCAAGATGCTATAGATACGTACGTAAAACCGTACGTCGATCGAGTGGTACGACAGCAAAGACCAAAGACAGTTCAAGCAGCAGCTGATGCTGGTGTTGCTCCTAACCTAGATGCCTTACAGGCTAAACTACGTGAGGCTAGAGGTAACTTAGAAGAATCTACACCTGACCCAGAAACAGGTTTAACACCAGAAGAACAAGCAGAGATCCGAGCAGACGCAGAAGCACTTGGTAAACGTCTTACAGAGATCTTTAATAAAAACAAAAAGCCTCGATTAAGCATGGAGCCTATTGAGGATCAGCCAAACGTACCTGAGATTCAGCAGTCTCCAATTTTAAACAGTGAACAGAACCCTCTCAACATCGATCAGAATGACCTTCAGGCCACCAATGTCGACATTATGCCAACATCTGAAGAAATCGAGGTCATGCGGAATGAGCCGAAGAAATACAAACCAGAGCAAAAGAGAACACTGGTTGAGGCTGTCGATTACTTAAACAAAAGATGGCAAAAAGCTACAGGACGTACAGAGCCATTCGAGTACACACCTGAGAACGTAGACCGTATATCTTCACTTATGGCTACCGAAGCTATGCAAGCTCTTAAGAACGATGGCAATGCTATAGGTTGGTACGATAGAAAACTGAAAGCAGCCAAAGCTGTTGTTTCACTTGTTGATCCTAGAGTAACACAATCACCTGACGCAGAAGCAGCTTTTGATTTTGCATTAGCTGTAACATCTAACGGCCAAGCCGTAGCTGATAACTTCGAGTATGCATTAGAGGTATTCCGTCATTTTATGGATAACGGAGTTATGCCTACTGATACTTGGATCAAAGGCGGTGAACGTAACCAAGCTATGGTCGACGCTTTCGATTTCTTTAACACCTACAATGCGTCCGGTCTGAATATGCCTATCCAAGACTTTTTAGACGCAGACTACACAGTGAAAGAGCTTGAAGATTATATCTCTAGGTTTAACACACAATATGGTACAAACATTGGTGTACCTTCTTCTGAAGGAAAAGGTGTTACTGTCAAAGGCTCTTACATTATCGGTCCGAAAATAGGACAAGGTTTTTACCAAAACATCCGAGGTAACTATGATCCACTAACAATGGACATTTGGTGGATGCGTATGTGGAATAGGCTTACAGGCCGTCCATTTGAAGATGCAAAAGACATTGCCCAAAACCGCAATCGTATTCGAGAACTAACGAAAACTAAGAACCAAAATGATCTTGAAAGACGATTGACTAGAGAAACACTAAAAGAACTTGGTTTAACACGTTCAGATCTCAAAAACGACGAAACTTTGGACACTTTTGTGACCGCATTAGAGAAAAGATACCAAAGTTTCTTCAGGAAGCGTTCAAAAGAGCTAAAAGGCACTGGAAAGAAGGTAGAAAAGCCAGAATTGTTTAAAGCTTCTGGTACTATGGTCAAAAACATGGTGCCACAACTACAAGCGCAGCCTAAAAACACTTCAGAACGTCAATACATGCGTGAAGCAACCCAAGCTGCCATTGAAAAGTTACGTCAAAATGGCTATATGATTACTACAGCCGACTTTCAGGCACTTATGTGGTATCCTGAGAAACAGTTGTTTAGAAAACTAGGTGTCGCCGCTGGTCGGGGTGCCGATAACGACTATTTAGACGCAGCTATAATGCTTGCAGAAAAAGAAGGGTTTACAAATGACCAAATTAACCAAGCACTCCCCTCATCAGACGGAGACGGAGCCATCAATAGTCAGTCAGGTGCCGAAGGATCTCCAAGCGGAGTTTCTCCAAGGTTTAGTCAACTTAGCCAAGAGCCGACAGGAAGCGCAGGGATACTCTTCAGAAACGCCTCCCAAAGTGCCGCCTCGCGTAGACCCAGTGGAAGGGATACTGTCCCCACTACAGAGGAAGTAAAACAAGCTGCAAAGCCTGTTAAAGCACTCCTTGAGATAGGCTCACCGGATGGTGAGTTTCCAGATGGCATTAAAGATTTAGACGGTGTTCGAAGACTTGCTGAGGCAACAAATATCGTCATTAAGATACATAAAACCCAAGAAGACCTCGTAAAATCTGTTGGTAAAGCAGCTGAAGGTAGAAATATCTCTGGTGCTTACTTTGAAGGTGTAGCTGATGTATTACAGACTGGTGCTACAACCCAGACTAAAAGAATGGCAAAGTTCGACACCTACATAACTGCCCTCCACGAAGTAATGCATGGGCTTTCAGATCAGTTTTATAATCCAGATATTTTAGCAAATATGGACTCTGAAGCCAGAGCTAAGATGGAAGGTCGTATAGCTATTGGTAGAGACTACGGTACAAACAAAGTTACTGGTAGAAAAGAAATAGCAAGCACTGGATCATTTGATGCTTTTATTGCTGGTCTTACTACTGGAAAGACTAAAATGCCAAACGATGTCCGAAAGAAGATTCTTGCTGAAATGCTAGACCTACAAAAGAATGGGTACTTTAGATCACAAGACGGAAGGGTCATGGATGTCCGCAACAGACGAGCTATGGAAACAAACACTGATTTTAAAAAGTATGTCAGAAGCGCTCCCGAGACTGCTGTCGATGCATTGGTTTATTATGGTCACGACCCCAAACGTATGAAGCGTGAGTATCCTAACTTAGCCAAAATGATCAAAGGTTTCTTCTCAGAAAGTTCCAAGGTTCAATTCTTCACTCACCCACTAGCGATGGCTATGGCTGTTGTATACGCAATTCTAATGAAACAAGAGCAAGCTGAGGAAGAAGAGCTACAGCGAGGCATACTGGCTCAACAACAGGCCATGCAAGCTGGAGCATTAACAATATAGGAGACAACGATGGGCGCACCTAAGAACCCCAGACGTAAAACTCCACGCAAGAACCCCAACATGGCTAGACCAGCTCACAAAAACCCACTGGCGTTACAACACAAGACGCCAGAGGGTCGAGCTAAGTTCTGGGCTATGATGCGTAATAAGAAGAAGGGTGGGAGACCTCTTGGAGTACCCGACGGTTATGGCGACGGTAAGATTAAACCAATAGTTGAACAGGCACAGAAAGACGCAAAGAAAGTAGTAAGTATTATGAAACAAGATTACGAGATCAATGACCCTCGAGCAGAAGAGGCTCTAGAGACAGCAGTCGAAATCATGAGAACACCAGTTCACAACCGTGACCGTCTGCAAGCTGCAAAGCTAATCTTAGATTTCACTAAAGTTAAACCTGTAGCCAAGTCTGAAGTGACACTGAATAACGCTGAAGCTTTCTTAAGTTCACTACTGGACGAAGGAGAGCAAGATGGCGACACAGAAGCAACTGAAAGCAGTCCGGAAGAGACTGTATGACGACTTTGAGTTTTACTCAAAAGCTGCACTACAGATAAGAACTAAGACCGGTGAGATCTCGCCACTAAAGTTAAACCCTGCCCAGCAGATCCTCAACGACGCTGTCACCCAGCAGCTGAAGACCGACGGTAAAGTTCGAGTGATAATACTGAAGGCTCGACAGCAGGGTCTGTCGACTTACGTGGGTGGATACCTGTACTTCAGTGTGTCTCAACGCAAAGCTAAGAAGTCACTAGTGATTACTCACCACTCTGACAGTACTCGAGCGCTGTTCGATATGACCAAGAGGTACCATGAGAACTGCCCAGAAATACTAAAGCCACACACGAAGTATTCGTCACGTCGAGAATTGTCTTTTGACATCTTAGACAGCTCCTACGTCGTTGCTACGGCTGGCGGTGAGGCTGTTGGTCGAGGCGAAACGCTGACACACGTCCATGCATCAGAGCTGGCGTTCTGGAGTAAGACAACAGCTGCTGACAACTGGAACTCACTGACTCAGGCGGTACCTAACACGAAAGGTACAGCTATCTTTGTCGAGTCGACTGCTAACGGTGTCAGTGGAATATTCTATGATCTCTGGAAGGGAGCTGTAGAAGGTACCAACGGTTACGTCCCAGTGTTTATACCTTGGTACGTCGATCCAGAGTATCGAGAAGAAGTACCAGAGAACTTCGAGCGTACACCGGAAGAAATAGAGTTGTCTGAGAAGTACGACCTAGACGACGGTCAGCTGATGTTTCGTCGTCGTAAGATTGCACAGAACGGTATCGACTTGTTTAGACAGGAGTACCCCTCAGAGCCTGAGGAAGCCTTCCTGACGACAGGTCGTCCAGTGTTTAACCCTGAGCAGCTACAGAGAATGCTACCAGAGGCTCGAGATCCGCTTGAGCGTTTAGCTTTGGAAGGTGACGACTGGCTAAATAACCCTCGAGGTGAGCTTACGATGTACAGGCGTCACGATGCCGGCGAACAATATGTCATCGGTGCAGACGTCGCTATGGGCGTTTCTGGCGGTGACTGGAGTGTTGCTCAAGTCTTGGACTCAAAGAAACGACAGGTGGCAACTTGGCGTGGTCGAGTACACCCAGATTACTTTGCAGAGATCCTAAACAGCTTAGGACACTTCTTTAACACTGCATACATCATAGTTGAGAACAACGGTCACGGTCTACTTACGTGTACACGTCTTGGTAAAGATATGGCTTACCCCAACTTCTTTACGGAGATCTCGGTGGACAAGTTGACCGAAAAGGAGACAATCAAGCTCGGCTTTAGCACAACGGCTAAAACAAAGCCCCTCATCATCGATGAGCTACGAGCAGCCGTCCGTGAAGACGAGATGGAAATAAACGACAAGTTAACACTTAGAGAAATGCTGACTTACATAGTGACAGAAAGTGGATCTATGGAAGCAGAAGCTGGATGCCACGACGACTGTGTCATGAGCTTGGCTCTAGCTAATCATGTGCATCAAGGCGCATGGGAACCAATCGAGGTTACAGATGATCACTACATTGAAATGGTCTGAACATGGATAAAAAAGATTACAAAAAGGTCGACGACGAAAAGCTCGTAACGATACTGGATGACAGCATCCGTAGGTCTATCGGATATTACGACAGCCAGATCAGCAGGGAGCGCAAGAAGGTAGTCGACTTCTACAATGCCACTCTGCCTCGCCCAGCGCACGACGGTAACTCTAAGTATGTTTCTATGGACGTCTATGATGCTGTCGAGAGTATGAAAGCTGCACTACTGGAGACATTCTCTACCGGCTACAAGACAGTACGCTTTGCCCCTCAAACTGGTGAGGACGTCAGGGTAGCTGAGATCTGTACAGCGTACACAGATTATGTTGCTAACAGACAAAACAATCTTTTTGAAACGATGCAGTCCGTGATTCACGATGGCTTGGTAGCCAGAGCTGGGATTTGTAAAGTTTACTGGGAAGAAAGAGAAGAGAGCCACCTAGAGCCAATCCAAGATCTTACTGAGGAAGAGTTCGACCAGATAATCGCGCAGCCAAACGTCGAGATAGAGGAAGTCGAACAGGACGATCTAGGATTATACTCCGGTGACATTCGAGTATCTCAAGACGCAAGTCAGGTGGTCATCGAGGCCATTGCGCCCGAGAGTTTTATAATTGAACCACAAGCCGTCGATTTGGACTCGGTTGGTTTCTGTGGACACCGCACCACCATGACAATCTCAGAGCTTAGAGAGGCTGGATATGATGAAGAACTTATTGCAAACATTGGCGACCATGAAGATGTGGACATGGAAACAGATCCAGAAGTGTTGGCAAGGCATGAAGAGATCGGTCAAGACCGTGGCTTCAATGCTAAAGGTTTCCAAGACCAAGTCCGATCAGTAACGGTTTACGAAGTATACATCGAGATCGACCTCGGTGACGACAATTCGGGAGTGGCTGAGTTATACAAAGTTATAAAAGCCGGTAACGTCATCCTACATAAGGAAAAGGCAACACGGAAACCATTCTGCACATTTGTTCCACTCCCGATCCCACATGCATTCTATGGAAGTAACTTTGGATCTAAAGTTTGCCCGACTCAGACCGCTCGTACAGTGTTGACTCGATCGATCCTCGATCACTCGATGATTACGAACAACCCACGTAATCAGGTGGTCAAAGGCGGTTTGACTAACCCACGCGAACTGATAGACAACCGTGTCGGTGGTATTGTGAACGTAAGTAGACCCGATGCGATAACCCCGATGCCTCAGGCACCATTGAACCCATTTATCTTTCAGACAATCCAGATGCTGGATGACGACAAAGAAGAGAACACCGGTGTCTCACGTCTGTCTCAGGGT